TTAATCCGCCAATCCGTTCCCTTCTTTCTTTCTTTCTCTGAATTTTACATGTTCAATATCAACAAGTTTCCTTATGAAATTGTTAATCGTCATATAATCCTCTTTAGCTATTACACGTATTTTATCATACGTGTCTTTATGTATAGCAACACTTTTATATTTTTCTATATTCATGGGTTATAAGTATGGGATAATATATTAGAAGTCAAGTATTCTTTCTAATATCTTCTATACATTCTAAAGAAAAACGAAAATATTTGTTCATTTCAAATTTTGTCCATTTACTTACTATTTCTTCACATTGTTCTTTTGGCATAGGATTGCCATAAACCATTTGATTACCAGTATAAACCCATGAGTCACCATTGTAACCCCATAAACTTACCACTAATAAAAAAACTTTAGTCACTGATCTCCTTTATTTCACCCCAACTATTTCCTATTTCTACATCTACCTTACATTTAACCTTGAGATCAACACATTTTTCCATTATTCTTTGTATGACCGAATATTTTTCGGGATTATCAACAGATAGATTCAATTCATCATGAACCTGGATATGAGGAAGAAAACCTTCCTCGTGCAAATCTATCATCGCTTGCTTTGTTTGATCCGCCGCACTGCCCTGTATTAGCTTGTTAAGAGCTTTGTAGGTAAAAGCACGTCTGATGTTCTTACCATGCTCTCTCATCGCTTCTACGTGTGGTAATGGCTTATTAATGCCAAACAAATTTGGTTCCCATAAATCGAAACGACATTTGCGACCAAGTAAGGTGCGTATGTATCCAACATCTTGCGCACGTTGAGAAACTTTATCAGCAAGCTCTTTTACAAAAGGAACTCGTTTATGATATTGTTTCCAAAGGTCTGCTGTATCTTCTTCATCTAAACCTAACTCTGAACCAAGTTTACCTTTACCCATTCCATACATCATACCAAGGTTAATTGTTTTTGCTGTCTTACGATCAATGCCTGCCATATCAGCAACAACTTGGTGGAAGTCTGCATCATCGTTTTCATAAGCATCAATAACGGTATCAGAACCGGGCAACCCACCATTAGTTAATTTAGCAAAGTGTACCGTGATCCGTGGTTCTTGTTGCGAGTAATCAAATGTTCCCCACTTGCATCCTTCTTCAGGAATAAATAATCGTCTGATCCGTGGACCAATAATATTATTACGTGCAGGAATTTGCTGTAAGTTTGGATTACTATACGAGAACCTACCTGTTACTGTTCCTCCTTGATCCGAACGCATTTGGTGGATCTCAGCATGAATCCTCCCTCTGTACGAATGCTTGAGTATTGTATCGATGAAGGTGGTTCTTGCTTTATTAATCTCTCTCGCTTCAACAATGTTCTTGGCCAACTGACTAGGATGCGTCGTAAGAAAATTTTTATCAAACTTAGGCTGACCAGATTTCGGTGTCGTTTCATATCGAATACTTTTCGCATCGAAAGCTTTCGCCACTGACGTTGGAGTCCATACTTCCACAGCAACACCTGTATCCTTATAGATATCATCCAATATCTTTTTCTCTCTTTTAGCGAAATCATTTTTCGTGCGTTCTGCTTCATCAAGATCAATCCTAACGCCTTTCTTTTTCATTTCAAATAAAATCGGAAATAGCTTTGTTTCTAAATCAAAAATAGACAGTAGATCTTGCTTAATTAATTCTGTTTTAAAGAACTGCCATAACTTTAAGGTAAGCACTGTATCTTGTTCAGCGTAAGGACCAACATACATTGGAGGTAGTTTCCACATCTCTCCTTTAGCATCAACACCCCAGCTCTTTGCTGCATCATATAATAATGTTTCACTTTTCTTTTCTGCTAAATAATGTTTACCTAACTCATTAAGTGAATATCTAAATCTATTTTCATCAACAAGAGGAGCGGCAATCATTGTGTCAATAATACGACCATGAACTTTTAAACCCATAGCGTGTAACCAACCAACATCATACATCGCATTATGAAATATTTTATCGCAAGGTAATTCTAAAATCTTTTTTAATTGACCTGTAAATATTTTTTGATCAAAGTTACCACCACCTTCATGATTGATAGGAAAGTATCCTGTCCATCCATCAACGGCTATAGCAACGCCTGCAACAAAACCTTTTTTTGTAGGCCATCCAGGACCAACGCCTGTATTTAATCCAACATCGTTTGTCTCAAGATCAATACAAATTTCTTTTGCATCACTTAAATCTGGAATTGATTCAGGAGGAACCCATTCACTTGGTGGTTGAAACAATGGTATTTGTGTCATGCAATCTCCTCTGGTTCAATATGTTCAGTTGTTGCTTTATCTATTTCTCCTGCAATGCCGGCATATCCTGCAATATCTATGTAGGAATCTTCTGTATGCATATTTTTTAGTCTTGCTACTTTTACTAATAACATACAAATCGCTACATCATGAGCTGATATATCTGTACCTAAATACGCATTCCATAAATTAGCTATGTTTTGATGGTTCAATGTTTTGTCACCATAGTCAATAGCACGTTGACCATCGACTAATTCAATGGCTCTTTCTAAAAAGTCTGAAGAAATTTTCATGCAAATACCTCTCTAAATTCTCTGTTACTACGTGAACGAACTAAATATAAATTTTGTTTAGCTCTTGTTAAAGCAACATAAAAAACTCTTCTCTCATCATCTTTTTGTCGCCAATATGATTCATCAGCCTTACGTGATAAATCAGATAAAACCATTACGTTATCTGCTTCTCCACCTTTACTTCCATGTACTGTAGAGAGCGTGATCCGTGGTACGGGATTAAAGCTACCTTCTTTTTGTATAACGGTAGAGACATACGCTTTTTTATATTCAGGAACCTTGTCTAATGCTTCATGCCACGAATAATCTTTTGGTACTTGCAATCCATTGTGCTGTTGTAATTGATCAAAGGTAAATGTTGATTCAGGATCGACACCTGTTAAATTTTTATAGCCACGTTCAACACCAACATTACTATTCATATAATAATACAAATCTTTTAGTTGATTGAAATCAATGTATCCTCCTTTCTGAATGTCTCGCCATGCTGTGATAGCATTAACTAAACGTTTACCAATAGAACTTTTATCTGCACGATGATAAAAATATCCAAGTATACGTAAGTCATCTTCTACTTGATCTAAAAAATAATTTGTTCTGCCAAGGATTAACCAGTTGCCTGTTTTTAAATGATCATAATTTCGCCTTGGAAGATGCACAATTGTGCCTTCTTCTTCTTTAGGACTCCATGTTTTTTCTACTCTATTCTTTACACGATTAATTAAATTAATAGCACGCTCTTGTATTTTAATTGGTAAGCGATACGATTTGTCAAGAATGATTCTATTACCTTCTCTATTCAATAAATATTCACTACGAGCTCCTGCCCAGTTAAATATAGCTTGATCATCGTCGCCTGCAATGTAAACTCTTTTTGCTTTTTCTGCGAGCTTATCAACCATCTGCCATTGTATGTAAGAAAGATCTTGAGCTTCATCAATAATAAGAACGTCGAGCCGTGGTGCGATATCCTCTTTTAAAAATTCTACAATCATGTCAGTAAAATCATATTTATATTTACCACCACGACCGAACTTATAATCATGTAACGTTTCGGCAATTAATTTTAACTTAGGCCACCCACCCTGCATATGTCCACTGTGCTGAAACTGTGCGTATAATGTGTTACCATTTATTTTAGCCATATCAATAACACGCATAAAAATATCATTGGGTGATGAGATTCCATACGATCCTAAAACTTCTGAATTAGGATTAGATAACTTGACCTGTAGCTGTTGCGATAAATATCTATAGTCTTCATCATTCATAACATCTGATTCAGCTAAACCTAAAGCCATAAAAGCTAAACTATGTAGTGTACGAAAGTATTTAAAATCTTGATCTTTACTATCAGGAAAAAATACAAGTGCTCTGTTAAGAGCTTCTCTTGCTGCTTTTTGTGTAAACGCAAAGTAACCTATACGATCAGGTGATGTATTAGGTAATTCTTTTGCAACAACTTGTTCAATTAAATAAGTTGTTTTACCTGTACCTGGTGGACCAAAGATTAAATTAACTGACATTAAAAAGGGATCTCCTCTTCAAATGTTGGTGTTTCATGTTCATGTTGATCCTTATCCTTTAATGCAAATGCTTTTGGAACGTACCATACACGACGAACCTTACCACTAATTCTTGTTGTTTCACTGTCTCCATCCAACCCTCTTATACTAGAATGTATCTGTGTTTGGTTAAAAGATTTAAATTGTTTTTTAGTAAGAAACTCAACCAATGCTTCAAGACGAAAATAAATTTTATCATTTTTATGTAATGCTTGACCTAAACGTAAACCTTCCCAATCTTGAGCGTCACCTTGGTCCGTGATAAATTCTTCAAGT